CAGTCTACGGTAGCGTCGTAGTAAACGCCCAACCCTTGTCTCTCATACTCGCCGCGGCTGTCAGCCCAGCTAACTGACGCTCGCTTAGAGCGATGTGTAGCCGGTTCGAACAAATCCGCGGCGACCAGACCAGCATTAACCAATGTACGCCTGTGCTCAGGCTTGTTTACCATGGCTACAAACTTCTGCCGGTCCTTCTGAGAGACAAACTTAACGAACTTATCGGTAAGCGCGCACACAACGTAACAGAACTTTTGCATGGGGTACAGCGAAGCGCCCGTGCCAAGAAGGCAAAGCGCTCGACTGCGTAACATCAGTATAGCAACTGTGTATGCCCTCATGCAACCAGTACACGCAGGATCGATGATGGGATGTCGCGGGCACTCCGGGAGACCTGAACAGGTGGCTGTAATCTTGGCGTACACGCGGTCGATGTTGTGGACACTGTACAAACAAGTGTCCCCCACCAACCGCGGGAATACCAATGTGTCTACCCTCGGAGCATCCGCCCACCAAGGGCGATACTTGCTCAACGAGGCATGTGACACAAACGCCACCCGGCCGCCCTGTTCCAACTGGAGGTCAGCCAAAAACTTGGTCCACTGGTTAGACGATCCTGCCACCAACAGAGTAGAATAGCCGGCATTGTTCGCATCAGGCAACATGGTGGCAGCACACTGCACACCAACGAGCCGAGCATAACAAGCACCGGTAATAGTGGCCCCATGATAGCAGCCACCCAATTCCACCCGGTCGACGGCAAACCTAACCAGGACTGCATTTGTCCGACCACCATCGCAAACATAGCACCCGCCTCCATAATCCCGGATCATGCCACACCCACAGTGCGGCTGATGCGTAGTATGGTCATAACAGCTCTGCACGCTGTTTTCTTCCGTGGTCCTCGATGCGAGTACCGGCCCAGTATACCTGGGCCCCTCGTACACCGACATGCCACAGAACTGGACAAACCGCTCTTGATGGATCCAGTTGAACTCAGACTGCAGGCCACACATCCTGGACACACAGTCCACGAAGGCGGCCCCATACCCAGTTTGACCACCGGGGAATCTGTCAACCACATCCGCGTCCACGAACCCAAGGCCGTCATCCCCTTCCACGAAGTGGGCCACATGTACCCACCAGTCTGCCACCCCGACGCGAAGCATTAGTGTAGCATGTACCACCATGCACACGGCACGGTTGATAATGCCGTTGACAATACTTGTCACGGCTATGCCAGACAGCATCGTGC